TACAGAGTTATTCCATATTGACGACGCAAGTGTAACTACAAGACTGTCATTGTCTAACGCAGGCAAATTAACTGTAGATAGCGTCGGTCTTGGTAGTGCTACATTAAGTGAAAGCAGTAGTGGTAATGTGCTTAAAATACAAAGCCCCACTGGTTACATAGAGATTGGATCAAAAAACAGTTCATACACACACTTTTACACTGACAGGGGCCAGTACTACTTTGATAGTCCAGTTGTCGTAGATGGAAACGTAGTTCCTTACACTGACAGCAATAGAACATTAGGTTCGTCATCAAAAAGATGGAGTTATCTATATGCTGACGATATAGATGTTACAGGAACAATACAAGCCGTATCAGCTAATGATTGGCAGATAAAACTAGACGGCGGTAGTAGTACTTGGGCAGGAATAGCCTTTGAAGACGCTAATAGTTTAGATTATATTTGGTATCGCGGCGCAAACAGTACTTTTGCAATAGGTGGTGGTGGCGCAAACGTAGCAGGCAAGAAACTACACGTAGACGGTGGTATGTCTGTAGGTGTAAACGCAGACGCTACGTCAACGCCCACCAATGGTATATACTCAGAAGGATATATCTACGCGCCAAGGCTATCCGTTACAAGCGGGACTGGTTATTTCTTTAATGACTTAAGCACAAGAACCGCTTTTACTGGCGGTAGTTTCTATCTTCAATCGGGAACAGGCACATATTATAACTACGCTGCCAATCAATATCATGGTAACTCTTCTGGTAACACTCTGTATTTTAGAGGTAATTCTCTGAGTGGGAATAGTTGGGCAATAAGCTCTGCGGGGACTCTTTCATTTAACTCTGGATACGGTAGTTCCAGCGCAGCGTATGGTGTACGTGTATGGGCAGACATTGACGGCGTAGGTACAGTCAATCTTCGTGGCTCTGGTGGTTGTTCTAGTGTTACAGACAACGGCACGGGTGACTATACCTTAAACTTTAGTTTTACAATGCCAGACTTAAACTATGCTGTTACAACAGGCTCAATAAGTTATAGTACGGCCTATGATGGTTCTAATCGCGGTGTATCTATTTATGGCGCTCAAACGGGTGGTCAAGCAGGTAAGGCTACAACAAGCGTTCGTATAATTCGTGCTGCCTACAATGGTCAAAATGAAGACGCTGATGGCGTTTATGTTATGATTGCTAGATAGTAACTAACTATGTTAGCTTTTACGCCTTTAGCTACAGTACCTATAACACAAAGTTATATTTTTGTTGTTGACACTGTTGTACCAGAAGGTGTAGTAGCTACAACTAGCATAGGTACTATTAGTCCTAGTATTAAAACATTTGTTTCTGGTGTTTCTGCTACAAGCACCAACAACACAGTAAATATAAATGTAACAGACATTGTTTCTGGTGTTTCTGCTACAACTACTTTAGGTAATATAACACTAAATCTAACAGCTAATGTAGCTATTGACGGTGTAAGTAGTTTAAGTAGTGTAAACACTGTTGTTGTAAATACAGCTGAAGATTTAGGTCTTAATACTTTAATAGGTGTTTCTGCTACATCTTCAGTAACAAAACCTAAAATAAATGTAAGTAGTCCACTAACTTCTATACTAGCTACAACTAGTGTAGGAAGTACTACAGTAAATCTTGCAAAAATTTTATCTGGTACTACTGTTAATGGTGCTATTGGTGTAATTTCTGGCAGTGCAAAGCATTATATTACTAGTGTTTCTTCTAGTACGTCGGTAGGCACTGTAAGGATAAACTTAATACGTGTTATTACAGTTAATGCCTTAAATATAACAGCAGGAACTATTAGTGCTACAGGTGTAAAGTTTGATTATAACGCATTTAAAACAGTCTATAGTAGAAGACGCTGCGTATACATACCAAGAGCAGCTTAATGTCTACTACATACGATAGAACAGCAATAGTGCCTTTTGAAAACCGTGTAGTTACTATTTTTAAGACAGGAACTACTACGGCAGATAGAACAGTAGAAGTTCCTAAAGAAAGACGTACTGTATATGTAGAACGTCAATACACTGAATGGGACCGTACTGTATACGTAACGGAGTAAGTAAATGTCTTTTAGATGGCCTGTTAAAGATCCTGATGAAACACTTGATTACAGTGTTGATTGGTCGCGCTTTCTTGAAAGTGCTGATACAACAATCAGTTCTGTTATTTGGTACGTTAAGACTAATGAAATTGGTAAAACTACACTTGCTTCAGGTGAGGACTTAACTACAGCATCTGGTGGTTCAGTTACCGATAGTATACAAAATGTATCACAGTCAAATACAAATACCGTAGCTACAATTAATATTGGCGGTGGTGTTCTTAACCGTGAATATACCTTCATGTGCAGAATGACTGACAATACTGGAAGTACCGCAGAACGGTCTATTAAACTAACTATAAGAGAAAAATAATGGCTTATAACTTTCTTGGACTTGTTAATGAAATAAATAGACGCCTAAATGAAGTTGAATTGACTTCCTCTAACTTTGGCACAGCTAAAGGTTTTTATGCTCATGCTAAAGACTCAGTTAATGCATCATTAAGGTACATTAATCAGTCGGAGTATAGTTGGCCTTTTAACCATGTAATACAAGAAGATATAGTTACTGCTGGTATTACACGTTACCCATTTCCAGATGACTGTAAAGTTATAGCTTTTGAAACATTTAGGATTAAAGAAGATAGTACATTAGGTAACGACACTAAAAAATTAAAGATAGTATCTTATGAAGAATACTTAGAAAAAGCAGTATCACAAGAATACAAAACACTTACTGAAAATAATAGTATGCCTAATTATGTGTTTCATGCGCCATCACTAGAGTATGGATTAGTTCCTCCACCAGACTTAGCATATACTGTTATTTATGAATATTATCGTGTTCCTGTAGACATGGTAAACGCACAGGACGTACCTGCTGTACCAGAAAGATTTAAACATATTATTGTAGATGGTTCTATGTATTACGCATATTTATTTAGGGGTGATACACAAATGGCTACAGTAGCACTTCAGAAGTTTGAAGACGGTATTAAGCATATGCGGAGTATGTTGATTAATAGGTATGATTATTTGCGGAGTTACATGGTTAGTAATAATCAAGGTGGTGGTCGTATATCTGCATCCTCTTCTAACGCAGGTTCATCGTTGGATTCACTATAATGGAAACATGGCAAACATACCCTATTGAGTTTAGAGGTGGTTTATTAACTAACCTTAGTCCTTTACAGCAAGGCATAAATGCTCCGGGTAGTGCTACACTATTACGTAACTTTGAGCCGTCTATTGAGGGTGGTTATCGACGTATTAATGGTTATGATAAGTATGACAGTACTTTAGTGCCACCATATGGACAACCTGTTGTTCATGGTGGGTCACAAACAGGTACAACATTAATTATAGGTAATATACATAAAACACCAGAAGCGGGTGATACATTTACTATATCAGGTGTTACCGGAACATATACTATAAGCAGTCTTAGTTTTGATGCTACAAATAATAGAGCAACATTAACACTAGCGGAATCATTAGACAGTAGTCCTACCAATGCAGCCGCTATTACATTTGTAACTACAACAACAAAACATTTAATTACGGGAATAGCTATATTTAAAGATACGATTATAGCACAACGTAATTTTGACATATTTAAAACTACAGGATCTGGTCATACTCATATTAACAAACCTTCGTATGGTACAATATTAGTTAATGGTGGATCACAAACAGGCTCTAGTTTAGTTGTAGACGGCTTAAACGCAGCACCACAAGCTGGTGATGTATTTAAAATAGCTGGTGTAGATTTAGTCTATACTGTAACGGCTGATGCAACTGTTACGTCAGGCGGTGCTACATTAGCAATTAATCCTGCATTAGACAGCAGTCCAGCAGACAATGCGTCTATAACATTCTTATCCATATCTCGTGACGGTGCTGGGAGACTTCGCTTTGACAGGTATAACTTTAATGGGACAGATAAAATTGTACTTGTTGATGGAGCTAACAACCCAGCAATATATGATGGTAGTACATATACCGTTTTAGACGAAGCTCCTTCTGACGTAACAGGCGCAACACACGTAAAAAATTTCAAAAACACCTTGTTTTTTGCTAAAGATTCTGTTATAACTTTTACAGCAGTGTATACAGATTCAGACTTTAGTGCTGCTAATGGGGCTGGAACAATAAATGTAGGCGACACTATTACAGGAATGTCTGTGTTTAGAGAGCAAATATTTATATTTACAGAAAATTCTATATTTAAAATTGTGGGTTCTACTATAGCAGACTTTAGACTAGACCCTGTAACTAGAGATATTGGGTGTTTAGCAGGTGACAGCATTCAAGAAATAGGTACTGACGTAATGTTTCTAGCACCAGATGGTTTAAGGCTGTTAGGTGGTACAGATAGAGTAGGCGACTTTAACTTTCAAAATGTGTCTAAGGCAATACAAAGTGAATTTAATTCTTTTACTGGTACCAGCAGTACTTTTTCTAGTGTAGTTATTAGAGGCAAATCTCAGTATAGAATACTTGGTTACAACGCTTCTTACACACAAGAAAATGCTAAAGGTATAATTGTAACACAGTTAGCACAAGAAGGTGGTGGAGGATTTGGATGTTCAGAAACAAGGGGTATTCAAGCATACGTAGCGGATAGTCATTTAAATGATGGAACAGAGTTAATTGTTTTTGCTAATAATGATGGTTACGTTTATCAGTTAGAACAAGGTAACAGTTTTGACGGTAATAATATTTATGCTATTTTTGCTACACCTAATTTACCTTTAACAGACCCAAGAGTACGAAAGACTTTTTATAAGATGTTTTTGTACACAGATCCTTCAGGTATTGTTTCGTTCGACGCAAATCTAAAACTAGACTTTGACCAAACAGGAGGTATTCAACCAGAAGGTATTGACATAAATAATTTACTTGAAGACTCAAGTTCAGTTTCATTGTATGGTTTAGGTACATACGGATCTGGTTTGTTTGGTGGTAAGTTACAGTACGTATTTGAGGCACAATTAATAGGTTCAGGATATACAGGGTCATTAATATTTGAAAGTAATAATAAAAACCCTTCATACACATTAGACGCTGTTACGATAGAATACGCTAACAACGCAAGGAGATAACATATGGGTACGGGATATACAAGAAACGACACACCTAATAATATTGCTGACGGTAATATTATTAACGCTGCGGATCTTGACGGTGAATTTGACGCTATCGTAGCAGCTTTTAGCACTAGCGGTCATACGCATGACGGTACTGCTACTGAAGGTGGTGCTATTACTGTTGTTGGTCCCGTACAAGATCTTGTTGTTAGCGCTACTGAAGTTAAACCTAAGACCACAAACACACTTAGCATTGGTACTAATGTATTACAATTTAAAGACTTGTATATTGATGGTATGGCGTATATAGACGGTTTAGGAGAAAGTACTCTTGTAAATCTTAGTAGTAAAATTCAATTTCGTGATACCGCGATATATATTAATTCAAGTGCTGACGGTAAACTTGATATTGACGCTGATGGTGAAGTTGAAATTACCACTGCTTTATTAGATGTTAATGCTACAGACACAGACATTAGTGGTACACTTACGGTAGGTGGGGCAAGTACCTTTAATGCTGACGTAACATTTGATGGTGAAACAGCAGGTTATGATGTTGTATGGGACCGTTCTGTTAATACTCTTGAATTTAGAGATAATGCTAAAGCTGTTTGGGGTACTAGCAATGATCTACAGATTTACCATGATGGTAGTACCTCTTACGTATATCAAGCAACAAGCGGTATTCCTTTATACATACAAAGTGTGGGAACTACTTCTGGCAGTGACATACGTTTACTTACAGACAATAGTTCTGGTGCAGCTAAAGTTGGGATAGCTATATATGGTGGCGTAACCAATCCTTATGTATCCTTGTACTATGGTGGTTCATCTAAATTAACTACGCAGTCTGGTGGTATTGATGTAACAGGTACAATTACAACAGACGGTTTAACAGTAGACGGTGATTCTACTTTTAACGGCGACCCTACTATTACAGGTTACACAACAGTAGAGGCAGTCTTACCGAGATTTAGATTTTCTGAAACAGACACTACAGATTTAAATACAGAATTAAGATTAAACGGTGGTGTTTTCTCGATAGAAACAAATAATAATGCTTTTAGTGATCCTGTCAAAAGATTTGATGTAGATAATTCAACAGGTGATGTTAAACTGTATGAAGATACGGGGATTACCGCTAAAATTACATGGGACGCAAGTGCTGAAGATTTAATATTTAAGGATAATGTCAAAGCTGCTTTTGGTGATGGATCTGATTTTACAATATATCATACAAGTTCTAGTTCTTATATAATAAACGATACAGGTAATATTTATATAAGAACCAATGCAGATAATCAAGATATAATTATCCAAACTGATGATGGTTCAGGCGGACTAGCAGACTATTTAGTTGCAGACGGAAGTAGTGGAGCGCTTAATCTTTATCACTACGGAAGTCAAAAACTTGCTACAACAAGTACAGGTGTTAACGTAACTGGTACAATTACAGCAGACGGTTTAACCGTAGACACGGGTGCTACTACTATTAATGGGACATCTACATTTAATGCTGACGTAACTTTTGATGGAACAACAGCGGGTCGTGATGTTGTCTGGGATAGAAGTCAAAACGCACTTGAGTTTAAAGACAACGCTATACTTGCGCTTGGAAGCAGTAATGATCTTCAAATATACCATGACGGTTTTAACTCTTACATAAATGAGGCTGGAACAGGTAATCTTAAAATATCTGGTACGACTATTGAATTATTAAATAATACTAGTGTTACAGGAAATATTACTGTATCCGGTACTGTTGATGGTCGTGACGTTGCGACAGACGGTACAAAGCTAGACACTATTGCTACAAGTGCTAATAACTATACACATCCAACATACGCTGGTGACGATATTAGTGTAGACACAGGACCACTAACGGGCGTTACTGTGATTAGTGATCTTGACTTCAATGTGACCACAGATGCACTCGGTCATGTTACAGATGCTAATGGTGCTTTTTCAACTAGAAATCTTACGTTAGGTGACTTTAGCGTTACTGCATCTGCTACAGACTTAAATAGAATAAGTGGTTATACTGGAAGTTCTACTGAACTTAATTGGTTAGACACTTTACATGCAACGGGTGTTACGTCTACAGAGTTTGATAAGCTTGATGGTGTTAGTGGAGCTATCTGGCATAATGATAATGATCTATTAAGTTATAGTAGTTCAAACTCATCTAACGGTTATCAAAAGCTACCAAACGGTTTATACATTCAATGGGGTTACTACAATAATACTACTACTGGAACACACACAATATCTTTTCCTATAGCTTTTCCCAATTATTGTTTTAGTTGTGTTATACAGTTAGCAACTGCTTACAACAACCCTGCTAATCCAAACTATTGGTCTGTAACAAATTTAACTAGGAGTAGTTTTCAGAACCTTACAAGTAGTCTAATACCTAATATATATTTTGTAGCAATAGGAATATAACATGAAATATGCACATATAGATTCTAATAATCAAATATTAGGCTGGTACGACAGTGAAATTCATGTTATAATACCAGAGCCTAATGTACAAGTTTCAGAAGAAACATGGCAAAATGCATTGGACTCAAGCCACAATACTATAATTGATGGTATAACCAGTCAAATAGACCACCGTACTGACGAGCAAAAAACAAATGATTATAGGTTATATCGTAACGAATTATTAGTGTCAGATGTAGATCCAATAGTTACAAACCCATTACGGTGGAATGATTTAACAGCAGAAAAACAGCAGGAATGGACTGACTATCGTACAGCACTTCTTGACATTACGGATCAAGCAGGTTTTCCAAACACAATTACTTGGCCCACTAAACCAGAATAGAAAGGTAGTTTAACTAGTGCCACAACGTATAATATATGAAAACCCAGAAGGTGGAGTTTGTGTCATAGCACCTACAGACGAAATACTTAGTATAAGAACAATAGAAGAGGTAGCTAAAAAAGATGTGCCGCCGGGTCTTCCTTTTAAAATTGTAGACATATCTGAAGTTCCTACAGACCGTTCTTTTCGCAATGCATGGGAAGTAGAT